GTGATAAATCATTTAGATTAAATACAATTTCAAATACAGAATTACAAAAATGGTCAATTGCACAAGATAAAGTAAATGTTATAAAACAACAAAAAGATAATATTAAACCATTTGAAGAATTATTCTTAGGGGTAGGTGCAGATGTTTTAGAATTCGTAAGTTCAGTATTAACTGTTCATCCTGACAAAGCAATTAGGTCAATGAAAGAAAAATTAAAATCAGTTGCATCGCAAGTTAGAAGTGGTGGAGACCCATCAAAAGTTCAAAAATTAAAACAAGAATTAAGTAGATTAAATGCTTTGGGTGGTATTGATAAGATAGTTGCAACCGAAGGATTAGTATTCTTTTATAATGGAAAAACATATAAACTTACAGGTTCATTTGCACCTCTAAATCAAATTTTAGGTATTTTTTACGAATAATTTTGATATATATAGTATAAAGAAACAGTTATAAAAGTATAGAAATATGGCAAAAAGAAAAAGTTTTGATGAGAAATCAAAAGGGATGCACAAATCTCGTAAACTTATCATAGACACGGTTTTTGGAAGAACGGATAATAATCAAACTCATTTTGGATATGAAGGTGAGGTTGAAGAAACGAGAGAGGTTGGTGAAAGATGGACTGACAAAGAAGGAAAAGAGTGGGAACAAAAAGAAGGATTTAAAGTTGCAGTCACTCAAATGGACGATGTAAGACAATTTTTACAAAAGTTGAGTACATGTTCATCAGAAGATTGTAAAACAGAATCATATAGTAATGCAGACAAAAAACTAATTCGTAAAACAGGAATGTGTATTGTTTGTCTTGCAAAGTTTGAACATGGTTTAAAAGAAGATGGAACATATCCATTCTATGAAGATTATAAGATAACAAGAAACAAACTTGCTTATGTTAGAGAATTAAAGGATAGATATGAAGAAGCTTTAAGTGGTATTAGAAAACAAATGGAAATTATCACCGAAGATGGTAGAACTGAAACTTGGACATGGGAAGTAGATATTGAAAAAGTAAAAACAGATTTGAAAAAAGACATCGATGGAGCGTATGAAGCCATTGAATTATTAATAGAAAGAAAAAGGTTATTAGAAGAAAAATTGGTTGAGTTAAATCATCCAGAATTAATTAAAAAATAAAAATTATGAAAAAATTATTGAATTTTAAAAACATTGCAATTGCAGCTTTAATCATTTTTATATTATTACAATGGTTTAACCCAGGTGATATTCTACCTGGTAAAAAAGTTTATATTGAAGGTAAAGCATACGAAGTTATCAAACATGAAATTGATACAATTGATATTGTAAAAACAAAAGTAGTAACTAAAAAGGGTGAAGATATTTATCACGAAACAATCGTTGAAAAAGAAGTACAGGTACAAGTTCCTGCAATAGTAGATACTATGGCTTTATTAAAAGATTACTATTCAAAGGTATTATACAAAGATACATTGGTTTTGCCTGATTCATTGGGAACTGTTTCTATTTTGGACACAATCACGCAAAACAAAATATTGGGTAGAACATTTAATGCAAGTGTTAAACAAAGAACTATAAAAGAAACTATGATTGTTAAAGAATTACCAAAAACACAAGTATACTATGGTTTAACTGGTGGATTTAACAAAGAAGATGTGGTTTCAAATGTTGGTGCAGGATTACTTATAAAAACTAAAAAAGATAAAATCTATAATTTAGGTATTGGTGTTGCTAATAGAGTATCCGATGGAACCAATGGAACATTATCTCCATATATTGGTGGTGGTGTTTATTGGAAGATTAAATTCAAAAAATAATGGGAGTTCAAGGGCAACCTAAGAAAACCTTAAAAGAGATAATTGCTGAAGAATATCGCAAGTGTGCGTTAGACCCAATTTACTTTATGAAGAAGTATTGTGTCATTCAGCATCCGGTGAGAGGAAAAATACCCTTTCACCTTTATCCATTCCAGGAAAATTGTTTAACAGACTTTAAAGATAATCGTTTTAACATTATTCTTAAATCTCGTCAGTTGGGTCTATCGACCTTATCTGCGGGATACATTTTATGGAAGATGTTATTCAATCAAGACTTCAATGCGTTGGTAATCGCAACGAAAGTGACCGTAGCTAAGAATCTGGTAGAGAAGGTAAGAGTTATGCACGACTTACTTCCTATTTGGTTAAGAGATGGGGGTAGTAGTTCGGTGGAAGATAACAAACTTTCTCTTAAATTAAAAAATGGTTCACAAGTAAAAGCAATTGCAAGTTCTCCGGACGCAGGTCGTTCTGAAGCCCTATCCCTATTAGTTGTGGATGAGGCAGCATTCATTAGAGATATTGATGAGATTTGGTTATCAGCACAATCAACCCTATCAACGGGTGGTGCTGCAATCGTATTATCTACTCCAAATGGTATTGGTAACTGGTTTCATAAAATGTGGGTAGACGGAGAAAGTGGACAAAACGGATTTAATAATATCAATCTACATTGGACAGTTCATCCAGAAAGAAATCAATCATGGAGAGACGAACAAACTCGTATCTTAGGAATTAAAGGTGCAGCACAAGAATGTGATTGTGACTTTGTTGGTTCGGGAGATACGGTATTTGAACCGGCATTATTGACATGGTATAAAGATACATATGTGATGGAACCTGCACAAAAAAGAGGATTTGATAATAATCTTTGGGTATGGGAACATCCAAATTACAATAGAGCATATATGGTATGTGCGGACGTTGCACGTGGTGACGGAGCTGACTATTCTACTGCACAAGTTATAGACATCGAAGATAGTTCACAAGTTGCAGAATATAGAGGTAAAATTGACACAAAAGATTTTGGAAACTTCTTAACTGCATTGGCAACCGAATATAATAACGCACTTTTAGTAGTAGAGAACTCAAATGTAGGTTGGGCATGTATTCAACAAATTATCAATAGAGGATATCAAAATCTATTCTATATGAGTAATGATTTGAAATATATCGATACCGAAAGACAAATGTCAAACAAATATTATAGAGATGAAAGACAAATGGTTGCAGGATTTTCAACAACCAGTAAAACTCGTCCACTTATCATCTCAGCATTAGACACATATATGAATGAAAAAGATATTCTAATTCGTTCAAGTAGATTAATAGATGAGATGTTTACATTTATTTGGCAGAGTGGTAGAGCAGAAGCAATGAAAGGATATAATGATGACCTTATTATGGCGTTAGGTATTGGACTTTGGGTGCGTAATACTGCATTAAGATTAAAACAAGAAGGTATAGATTTGACAAAGCAAATGTTAAACTCAGCACAAATAAATAAATACGAAGGAATTATATCAACCGGCCATTTATCTAAAAACCCATATGAAATGGATTTGGGTAAAGGTCAGACGGAAAACTTAACATGGTTACTTAAATAATTTTTTTATATTTATATGTTGAAACTCTTATAAATGAATGAAGATTTAAATAAATGGTTTAAAGAAAAATGGGTAAACATCGGAAAAAAAGTCGATGGTAAACACCCACCATGTGGAACTTCAGGAGAAAAAAAGGGTTATGCAAAATGTGTTCCTGCTGCAAAAGCTGCCGGAATGAGTAAAAAAGAAAAAGAAAGTGCAACTCGTAGAAAGAGAGCTGCGCAAAACGATGCGGGAAGAGGCGGTAAAAATAGTAGTGGACAAGGTAAAACACCAATATATGTTTCAACAAAACCAAAAAATGAAACTATGAACATAGAAGAAAAACTAAATTTATTTTTAGAAAAGAATTGCCCAACCGACCCAGGTAAGTGGTCTGCAAGCAAATCAGCTGCAAAATCTAAATTTGATGTATACCCATCAGCTTACGCAAATGGATGGGCAGCAAAAAACTACAAATCAAAAGGTGGTGGATGGAAAACTTGTAATGAGGGAGAAGTCAGTGCACTTTGTGAAGATTGTTGGGATGGATATAAAGCCGTTGGTGGAAAAATGAAAGATGGTAAGATGGTACCAAATTGTGTACCTGTAAGTGAAGATATTGATAGTGATGATGATGTAAATTATGGTTTAGTTGAACCTGAAGAATATGATGTAGAAGATGAGGATATGGAAGATTTCATTTCATTTATGAGAACATACTCTAAGGATTTAAGTGAAGCAAATTGTAATTGTGTTTATGAAGCAGAATATCAAGGTAGAGAAGTTAAGTTGGGTAAACCAATGGCAGGTGATGTTAAGAAATTTAAGGTATATGTAAAAAATCCTGCAGGGAATGTTGTTAAAGTAAACTTTGGACATGGTGGAACATCCGCAGCATCCAAAGGTGAGAAAACAATGAGAATAAGAAAGTCTAATCCTAAAGCAAGAAAATCCTTTAGAGCAAGACATAATTGTGATAGTCCAGGACCAAGACATAAGGCAAGGTATTGGAGTTGTAGAAAGTGGTAATATTTGGTAAACTCAAATATTTTCCGTATATTTAGAAAAATAGAATTATATAAAAATGGCAGATAAATCAATATTTAGTAGGTTACAAAAATTATTTTCAACAAATACAATTGTCCGTAAAACGGCCGATGGTGTAAAAGTTATCGATACGGATGAGTGGCAAAATATGACCACCAATCTTGTTGATAGATTTATGAAGTTGAAAGTAACAAACTACGGAACGGGACAAGTAGAATCATCGATGGCATATCAACAAGTTAGAATTGATTTGTTTAGAGATTATGATTCAATGGATACTGACCCGATATTGTCATCAGCATTAGATGTATATGCAGATGAGTGTACTGCTAGAAATGAACAAGGAAATGTATTAAAGATACATCATGACGATGATAATGTTAAACAAATATTAGAAAATTTATTTTATGATATTCTTAATGTTGAATTTAACTTATGGCCATGGACAAGAAACTTAGTGAAATATGGTGATTTCTTTTTACAATTGGAGATGGCAGAAAATGTTGGTATTGTTAATGTAATGCCACTATCTACTTATGAAGTGAGTAGAGTTGAAGGATTTGATTTACAAAACCCACAAAGAGTTAAATTTGTATATGCACCATATCAAAACCCATTGGGAGGATATGGACAAACTCCAAAAAAAGAATTTGAAAACTATGAAATGGCCCACTTCCGTTTAAATTCGGATTCCAATTTTTTACCTTATGGAAAATCAATGGTAGAAGGTGCGAGAAGAGTTTGGAAACAATTAATGTTAATGGAAGATGCTATGTTGATTCATAGAGTAATGAGAGCTCCTGAAAAAAGAATCTTTAAAATTGATGTAGGTAATATTCCACCAAATGAAGTGGATAACTACATGCAGAAAATTATTAACTCATCTAAAAAAGTTCCATTTGTTGACGAAAGAACGGGTGAGTATAACTTAAAATATAATGTACAAAACTTAATTGAAGATTATTACATGCCAGTACGTGGTAATGATAATGGTACTTCAATTGATACTTTAAAAGGATTGGAATACAATATGATTGATGATATTAACTACCTAAAAGGTAAGTTAATGGCTGCATTGAAAATTCCAAAAGCTTTCTTAGGGTATGAAGAAGAAACAAATGGTAAAGCAACTCTTGCATCAATGGATGTTAGATTTGCAAAAACAATTGAAAGAGTTCAAAGAGTTTTGATTTCAGAATTAACTAAAATTGCAATCGTTCACTTATATGCACAAGGTATAGATGATGACAATTTGACCAACTTTACATTAGAATTAACTATTCCATCTAAAATCTATGAACAAGAGCAAGTTGAATTATATACTTCAAAGGTAGCATTGATTCAACAAATGCAACAAACCAAAATGTTCTCAAAAGAGTGGATGTATGAGACGGTAATGAAAATGGCTAAAGATGAGCAAGACGAATTAACACTTGCAGTATTAGATGATACAAAACAAGCATTTAGATTAACATCAATTGAAACACAAGGTGTTGACCCTGCAAAAGAAACTGGAACCGAAGGCCCTACCAATGTAGAAGAAGAATTGACTAAATTAAAGTCGGAATTGGAAGAAGATGGTAATGTAGGTAGACCAAAAGACCCTGTTAGATATGGCAAAGACGACCATCCAGAAGGTAGAGACCCATTGGGTATAAAGACACTTAAAACAAAAGAAGGTTCTGTAAAATACAAACCAAGAAACAATTATCAAGAGATATTTAAAGATATGGATGGTAATAAAAGAACTATTTTAACCGAAGATTTAACAAAAGAGTAATAAACTAATATAAAAACATATTTATATCTGACAAATTAGACAAATTGATGAAAAAAATAAAACATTCGAAGTTCAAAAATACTGGATTTATATTTGAATTATTAGTAAGACAAATTACCTCCGAAATCATGTCTGCTAATAAATCAATTGCAGAAAAGATTTTAAAAGAACATTTTAATTCTAAAAAAGAATTATCTAAAGAATTGAAGTTATATCAATATTTGATAAACGAAAAATATAATTCAGAATCAAAGGCTGAACAATTTATCAATACGATATTGGAAGCTCGTAAAAAAATTGATGAGAAAAAACTTACAAAAGAAAAGTATATCCTTATTAAAGAAATTAAGGAAACTTATAATTTGGATGAGTTTATTAAATCTCCAATATCAAACTACAAAACTCTTGCATCTATTTATAAGATATTTGAAACCGTTACATCCGAAGAATCATTTGACCCAACGGATATAGTTTCATCTAGATTTACTATTGCAGAAAACATTATTAATTCATCTATTCAAAACAAAGATGTAAAAGTAAAAGATGCAGTTTTGGAAGAATATAGAAAACAAGATGATGATTTAAGAGCAGTATCATATAAATTATTAGTAGAATCTTTTAATAGTAAATACAAAAATCTAACCGAAGACCAGAAAGGATTATTGAGAGAATATATTAACAACATCAATAACACAGGTAAATTGAATCAATATGTTAATGAAGAAGTAACTAAATTGGTAGATTCATTAAAAGAAGTTGGTTCTAAAATTTCTGACAAAGTTACTAAAATTAAATTAGCAGAAACAATTGCAAATGTTAGAAAAATTAAATCGGTAAAAAAAATCAAAGAACAACACTTATCGGCATTAATGATGACCTATGAGTTATTAAGTGAATTAAAACAATCAATAAAAAAATAAAAAATGTCAAATTATAGAATTTATAAAGTAGAAACATTTACATCATCGAGTGTAACGGGTTCCGTATCCGAAAAAGCTTGGGGTGTTATGAAAGACCATAATGGAACTTTAGGCGGAATCGTAATGGAAGGTGGCGGAACATTGATTGGTTCACATATGACTGTGGGTCAAGTATATCCTTGTTATCCACGACAAATTAGTTGTTCAACTGGTTCATTTAGTATTTTTTCATAAACTAATTAGAAATGCCAGAAACATTAAAAACAGAACAACTTAATAAAATAAGAGAAATTGTTCGTAAGATGGTGAGAGAAAGAATGATTGATGAGATGAATACCACTGGCAATGTACAAGGGTATAATACACCTTTTGCATTTAGTGGTAAAGATAGTGAAAAGAAAAAAGCTAAAAAACAAGCAGACCTTACAGGATATACTACTGTTAATGAAAACCGTTGGTTAGATTTGAAAAATGAAGAATCAACTGCACAATCAAAGATAGGTAGAGGTATATCTAATATCAATAAACAATTAAAAGAAATGGAAAGATTTCTTAATTGGTATGGTAAGATTAAGAACGAAAGTGGTGTAGATAATAAATCTTATTGGAAAAGGACAAATAGTCATATTTATAGTATACAAGAGAGATTATTAAAATTAGACCAAAAAATTAGACAAATATCAGAATAATGAAACATAACGAACTAAAAGAACTTATCCGTCAAGTAGTAAAAGAAGAAAGTGATTACCAACAATTATTCAAACATATGTTGGATAGAACGGGTAAATCTATTCCTGATATGTCGGATGCTGAAAAAGTAAAGTTTTTTCAAGCGGTAGACAAAGCAGCAAAAGCAAAAAACGAAGGTAGATTAAGAGGATATAATGAAGCTGAATTATCTGCAGGACAAAAGAAAATTGATGTAGATGGTGATGGTGAAATTGAAGGAAGTGATTTAGCTAAGTTAAGAAGCAAGAACGAAGAAAAAAAAAAGTAGATGAAAATCTTATATTGGGTGTAATGACCACTATTGGTTCTATACTCATTGGTAAGATTATCTTTTATTATATTGTAGATTTGGCACAAAAAGGAATGAAATATTTTCAAGGAAAACCAAACTATAAAAAAGAGGTTAAAAGTATTTTAGATTCAATTGCAGATAATAAAAATGTAATTGAAGATATATCTAAAATGATTGACCCAAAAAAAGGAATTGACAATAATACGGCTGAGGATATTGTTAATATGGGATATATTAAAACACAGATAGTCAAATTGGTAGACGGTACAAATGGTGAGTTAGATGAAACTGAATTGAAAAATCAATTAAAGACTATACTTGTCAAATCTTGGACACCAATGAGTAATGTGGCAATTGAAAAAGTTAAAAAGGATTTAAAATAATGAATAAAGGATTATTGATAGAAACTCATTTGTTTGAAGCCAAACTTGTAAAAGAGGAAAACGGAACTTACTTAGTTAAGGGAATCCTACAAAGAGCAGGTGCTCCAAATCAAAACAATAGAAGATATCCTAAAGAAATCTTAGAAAGAGAGTGTAAGAAATACGAACAACTTATTAAAGAACGTAGAGCATTGGGTGAATTAGACCATCCAGATTCTCCGGTTATCAATTTAAAAAATGTATCACATAACATTAGAGAAATTTTTTGGGAAGGTGATGATGTGTGTGGTGTAGTAGAAATACTTTCGACACCATCTGGTAATATCTTAAAAGAATTATTGAAAAACAACATTCGTTTAGGTATTAGTAGTAGAGGATTGGGTTCAGTAAAAGAACTTAGAGATGGTACTGTAATGGTTCAGGAAGACTTTGAATTAGTTGGATGGGACTTTGTATCAAACCCATCAACACATGGTGCATTTATGGCCCCTATGAACGAATCAAAGCAATGGGCAAAGGTAGCTGAAGAATGTGGTAAGTGGTGTAAGTCACAAGATTTAATGAGAGAAATTATAATTGAACTTAATTAATATAGAGATATGGTTAATGAAATGAGTTGGCATCAGTTTTCTACTTTGCCAGGAATGAATAAAGTCCCACAACACGAAGTTGAAAGACAATATAGAATATATCTAAACGAAATTGCCGAACAAAGAATTGCAATACATTTAATTCGAGAAGCAGCAAGAACACAAGCTGAAGCTATGGCGGTGGCAGCATCAAATGGTGGTGGAGGTGGAATTATCCAACAAGAACAAGGTGATTTACCATCAAACGCTATTGAATTAGTAGTATCAGCAGCGAATGGTAGTTCATTTGGTATGAGTGACGTTATTGTATCCGCTCTTACTACAATTGATGTTAATTGGGGTGATGGAACTACTGATACTTACGAAATTGCAAGTGATGATGGATTTTCGCATACATTTGATGTAAGACCAGAACCTTATACGATTAGAATGACTTTTAGTGATATAAGTTTGGTAACTGAATTTTATGTAAGTAATAATAGTGCAAATGTAACAGAAGCAATAGGTTTACAAAACCTTATAAATCTTACACATTTAGAAATAGATAATAACGCACTTACATCAATTGATGTATCAGAGATGTCAAATCTTATAAGTTTAGATGTGAGTGATTGTGTTATTGATGGAACTAGTACACCATCTTTAACTTCTGTTAATGTATCAGGATGTACATCTCTTCAAACACTTCGTGTTGATGATAGTGATTTCTCATCAGGATTCCCTGATTTATCAGATTGTACCGCATTGACTGATATAGATTTTGACCAATGTGATTTAACAGGTTCGATAGATATATCTAATTTATCTGTATTAGAATTTGCTGATTTTGGTGGTAATACTCAATTAACTGAAATAGTAATATCAAGAAACCAACCATTGGGTACTGGTGGTAATGAAATATTATTTGGTGGATGTGCTTTAAATCAAACTTCGGTAGATAATATTCTTTTAGAGTTAGCTAGTGGTAGTGTTTCAAATGGGTATATCAGTTTAAATGGTGGAACAAACGCTACACCTGGTGAAGTAGGTAGAGAATCACTTTTTGTTCTTGATTCGAGAGGTTGGAGCTTTACTATTACCGATGGTAATCATACTTCATTAGACGTAGCGTACGAACTACTTCAAACTAATATATGTGCTAGTACAAATACAGTCAACCGTTATATTGTAAGTGGCTCGGCAGTAGAAGTTGGTAATAAATTATATCAAAATTCAGAGGCATGGAATCCTGCACCTGCCGGTTGGTATAGAATTGATGGAGATGGTTCGGTTAAATTTGAAGTAAGTGGTAGTAAAGGTGAAATCATATCTACTGCACCTTGTGGAGTATAAAAAATAAAATAAAAACGAAATGGCAAAGTTAGTAAATTTAATACCTGGTAAACAAATCCAAAAAGAAGATTTGGAAGATATGGATGTTTCTATTCCTGGCAAAGTTGAAAGATTTTTGGATAGAGCATTATCTGTTATTAAATCATATAATTTAGGTAGAAAAAAAGAACAATTGGTAATTGCTAAATTGGTAGATGCGTTGGGTATGACACCACAAGAATTGTCAATTGCAGTTCAAAAATTAAAAAAGAATAAAATCGTAAAGAGATAGTATATGTTAAAGTTAAGAGATTTATTAAAAGAAACCGAAGAGTTTCAACAATTACCAACAGAACTAAAAAGACATTTTTTAGAAATCATTTCAACTTATAACCAACATAGAGAAGGTATGAGTAGAAAATCCGATATTATGCAAATTGCAGAAACATTGGGTGGTATTGCAGACGCTGCACAAGAATATACTTTAAGAGAAGGTGGTGACTGGTTCGATAGAGTGACTATTAAAAGAAATATGAGTGAGTTAAAGAAATTACAAACTTCATTTGAAAAAGAAGCAGTAGAAGCTCAATCTCAACAACAAAGATTGGAAGCACTTTATGAAGATATGGGTCATGTATTACAGAGATATTTTGAAATAGCAGATTTATCGGAAGAAGTGATGAAACAAAGATTGGGATTACAAGAGTGTAAAACTTGCAATGGCAAATAAACAACAATTAAACGAATTTTCTTTAATAACCATACTGGGTGGTATAGCATTGTTTGCTTTTTTCAGTATGTTATTTGGAAGACTTGCAGATAATGTTGACGCTTATTATCATGGTAGAAGTGTAGAAATACAAAGAGCTCTAAAAAAAATATTAAAATCATTATACAAAAACAATACATTTTTAGCAAGAATAGATGATGATGCAGAAAGAATGGGAGTTGGTGGTGGATTAATATCTGCAATCATGGGATACCCTGAATTAAAATCGGAATTAAATTCTTACAAAAATGACAAAACTATTAATTTTGAAGAACTTAAAAATGAATTAAGTAAAGTTTTAACAAAAGGAATATTTGAAGAAGCACAAGATAGAGGATTATTAGTTAATTTTGAAAAACAAATCAAAAATACAAAATGGAGCAATTAGCATCGTTGTTATTACATAGTAGAACACAGACACATTCATTCCATTTAGGACAAAGAGGTGTTGGTTCATTTTCTGCACATTTAGCATTAGGAAACTATTATGATGTAATTGGTGGGTTAGTAGATGGTTTAGTTGAAGCATATCAAGGACAATACGGATTAATTAAATTACAACCTGTTAGTGGTTTAGATACAAATAATGATATTAAAAATGTCATTGGATATTTTGATAAATTGATTCAAGCAGTTGCAAAATTAAGAAAAGACGAAAAATTACAAATGAGTTGGTTACAAAACGATATAGATACGGTTGTAACTTTATTATACTCAACAAAATATAAATTGGTTAATTTACAATAGAACAATGTTAATAGTTAGTGTTAAGGGTGGAAATATAGAGTGGGCAATAAAGGATTACAAAAAGAGAATTCAGTCCATAAAACAAATAGAAGAACTTAGAGAGAGGAAGAATTTTATTAAACCTTCTAAAAGAAAAAGGTTACAAAGAGAAGAAACTATAAGAAAAAACAAACTATTTTAGTAGTTTTCTTTAGTTTTCTAAAAAATTTACATATATATTATCAAATATCTCATTTTTTATTATGAGATTACAAGACAT